GCCACCCTGACGGAGTGGGCGCGCGGCGGGAAGGCAGGGACCTGATGGCCGGCCTGGACCTCTCCGCTATCGCCACCGTCGTGGAGGGGCTGGTGCTCCTCGACACCGTCCGCTTCACCACCCCGGCCGGCAAGCCCGTTTTCAACACCAGCACCGGCCTGTACACGTACCCGGAGGGCGACGTCGTCTACGAGGGGCCCGGCGCCGTTCAGGCCGCCGGTACACCCGGCGGAGTCACCTCCCTACCGGTGGCGAACCTGCCGTGGGGGGATGAGACCCGCTCCCGATACCGTGCCCTGACACCACTGGCCGCACCGATCGCGGAGCGGGACACCATCGTCACCGTCGTCGCCGTCCACCCGGGCGGAGATCTCACGCTGATCGGGCGGCAGTGGCGCGCGCAGGACCCGTCCGTCGGCGGCACCCTGGGTGTCATTCGCGTCACGGGCCTGGACCAGATCCAGCAGACCCGCCAGGCAGGCGCTTGATGGACCTCGACGACCTCGCCACCCGCCTCGAACTGGCCGCCGACCGGGTCGGCCCGGAGACCAACCGCACGGTGCAGCAGCAGGCCCGCCTGGCCCGCGCCATGATCCGCTACAACGCCTCCGGCCGGCCCGGACCCAACATCATCACCGGCGACTACTTCGACTCCTGGGAAGCTCCCAAGCCATTTGCTGTACCGGATGGCGGCGGAGCCGTCATCGGAACCACCCGCCCGCAAGGCCGCCGCCTGGAGTACGGCTTCTACGACAGGGTGGACAGCATCGGCCGACGCTTCTTCCAGCCGCCTTACCCGCACGTCGACCCGGCGGTCACCGAACTGTCCGCGGAGTATGAGCAGGCCTTCCAGCAGGCCCTGGACCGCATTTTCGGGAGCTGATCGTGATCCAGAGACTGCCCGCCACCCAAGGCCTCCAGACACTGCTCGCCACCCTCACCGGGCGCCCCGTCGGCCTGCGGACCGTGCCCCTCGACGACGCCGGCAACCCGGTACCGCCGCCGTACACGCTGCTGTACCCGCTGGACCGCACCGACGTCACCAACAGCCTCGCCGACAACAGCAAAGTCCACATCGTCGACTACCAGGCCACGTTCGTGTCCGGTCCCGCCCCCGGCGACCCGAACAGCCGTGGTGGGGATGAGCAGGCGCAGTGGCTGTCCGACCGCGGCTGGAAGGTCGTCGAACGGCCCGCGGACGGAGGCCCCGGTTACGCCCACCCCCTCAACGTCGGTACGGGGCAGGTCTGCACCCGCCGGGAGGCGCGGGAGGCCGGGGGAACGGACGACGAGAACGATGCAATCATCACCAGTGTGATCCGGTACCGCCTCCACCTGGAGGCGACCGCCTGACGATCGGGCGGGATTGCATGAACCGCACCGCGGCGGGACCCCACGCGGACGCCACCACCACAGGTGGCCGCCACACCGACACGTGTAGCAGGGGCCCCCACCGCATGGCCCCTATCCGCGAGGGGCCAACATCATGGCAAGGTTCAACCGCAAGGGCACCACCCAGATCAAGTTCCTTCCGACCATCGCCTCGAGTTCGCTGCTGCCGACCCGCGCCGAGATCACCGCCGGGACCGAGTACACGGCGCAGATCGCCGCGATCGACGGATGGTCGCTGGAGAACCAGCCCATCGAGACGCCGGACATGGCGTCCACGTTCGTGTCGAAGATCGGCGGCGACGACTCCGCGGCCGACTCCTCCCTCACCTTCTACGAGGACGACACCCTCGACGACATCGAGACTGACCTGGCCAAAGGCACCGAAGGGTTCGTCGTCATCTTCTCCAAGGGTGACGTCGCCTCCGCCAAGGGCATGGACGTCTTCCCGGTGACCGTCGTCTCCAACTCCAAGGCGTACACGACGGACAACGAGGCCGCGAAGATCACCGTGCAGTTCACGATCACGGACCGGCCTGCGTTCAACCAGACCGTGCCGTCGATGCCCTGAGCGGCCCCCGCCGCCGTAATCCCACAATCCCCCGGCCGGGCCCCGGTGTACTTGGGAAGGGCGCCGCGCGCGCCCGGCCGGGCCTTCCCACACGGAGACCCGAATGACCAGCACCACCACCTGGGACACCCTGAAGAAGCGCCTGGACAGCATCCAGCTGCCCGTCGCGACCTTCACCATCTGCGAGGACCCCGAGGTCCGCCAGCGCCTCCACCGCGCCAAGAGCGACGACCAGCAGGCCCGCGACCAGCTCGCCGCCCTCACCGAGGACACCGACCCCCAGGTCAAGGCCATGCTGAAGAAGACCGCCGACGACGCCGCCAAGGAACTCGCCGAAGCCCAGAAGGCCTTCGACAAGGGCTCCGTCACCCTCCGCTTCACCGCGCTTCAGCGCAAGGACCTCGAGGCCCTCCAAAAGCAGCACCCGCCGACCGAGGAAGACGAAGCCGACGGCCAGGACTACGCCATGGCCGGCTTCGCCCCCGCCCTCATCTCCGCCGCGTCCCTGGACGGCATGCCCGTCGAAGACGCCCAGCACTTCCTCGACACCTGGTCCACCGCCGACGCCACCGGCCTGTGGCGGGCCGCCTGGTCCGTCCAGCACCAGCAGCGGACCGACCTGGGAAAAGGCTGATCGACGATGTCGCCTTCCGAGCCGAGATGGAGCTGTGCCGCGAATACCGCATCCCGCACAGCCACTTCCGCGGCCACGGAGACGGCACTTGGTCCGACCTGGACCGCCGCAAGGCCCTCGCCTACGAGGACTACCGGCGCTCCGTGTGCCCTCAGTGCGGCACCCGCCCCGACGAGTGGGACGAGGCCGTGGGCGGCGACGAGGACGCCTACCGGGCCCTCACCCACCGCTGCATCGGCTGCCAGCTCATCGCCGACAAGCAAAAGCAGGTCCCGGACGGCGACGAGGGGCACGGCGTGAAGGTGCTGCTGATCCCGACGAGCGTGCACGCCGCCATGCAACTCCACACCGCCCACCGCTAGAGAGGAAGGAGCCCGCCGGTGACCGAGTGGAATCTGTCCGTACGCCTGACCGGGCAGGGCTCCGGCCTGGCACGCACACTGCGCGACACCGCCGCCGACGCTCGGAACGCGTCCAACGAAATCAACGCGCTGCGTCGCAACCTGACACTGCTGCGGGGTGAAGCCGACAACGACATCCGCATCCGTCTTGATGTGGATGCCGGACACCTGCGCGACGATGTCAGCGCGGCCCTCACCACCGCCGGTGCTGGGCAGGGCCTGAGAGTCCGCCTGGACCTCGACTCCGACCACCTGCGTGACGAGGTTAGTACCGCCCTCACCTCAGCCGGGGCCGGTCAGGGCATGGCCGTCAACCTGCGCCTGGCCAACGCAATGCAGCTACGCCGCGACGTCGAAAACGCGGTGCGCTGGGCGGCGTGGGGCCACCGCATCGAGATCCCCATCGGCCTTGCCGACCGCATGCAGCTACGCCGGGACGTCACTGCGGCGGTGCGCTGGGCGTCGATGAACCAGACCATCCGCGTACGGGTGGAACCGGACACGTCCGCCCTGACCACGCTGGGCGGCACCCTCGGCGGGGGCGGAGGCAACCGCAGCGGCGCCAACTTCGGCCTCAAGAGCCTTCTCCTGCTCGCCCCGGCCGCGATCCCCCTCATCGCCGGCCTGTCCACCGCGCTGGCGCCGCTGCCCGGCATGTTCGCCGCCGGCGGCACTGCGGCCGCCGCGTTCGGCATCGCCATTGCCGGGCAGATCGAACCGCTGTCGCAGGCAGCCGACGCAGAGACGAAGTACAACGAAGCCGTCCGCGACCACGGCCGGTCCTCCAAAGAGGCCATGGAGGCGCAGCTCGCCTACCAGCGGATCCTGGCCGACCTGCCTCCGCCGACGCAGCAAGCCGCTGTTGCCCTGTCCCAGCTGAAGAAGAACTTCGGGGACTTCTCGGATGAGATGTCCGGCTTCACCATGCAGCCGGTGACCAAGGGCATCACCATCCTGGACACCCTCATCCCGCGCCTCAGCCCGCATGTGGTGTCCGCGACCAGCCAGTTCGACCGGCTTCTCACCGTCGTCGGCGGGTCCATCAACACGCCCGGCTTCGACGCCATGGCCGCGAAGTTCGAACACTTCAGCAGCCGCCAGTTGGACGAGATGACCGACAAGGTCATCCACTTCATGAGGGTGCTGTCGGAGGGCAACGTCGGCAGTGGGCCCATCCAGGAGTTCATGGCCTACGCCAAGGAGAACGGCCCTGAGGCGCGGGAGGCCATCAGTGCGATCTCCGCAGCCCTCGTCACCCTGCTGCGGGGAGCCGCGGAGGCCGGGCCCGGCCTGCTCACCCTGATCACCTATGCGGCCCGCCTGGTCGCCGCGTTCCCGCCTGAACTGGTGGGCATCATCATCCAGGTCGCGACCGCGCTGAAGCTGCTGCAGCTGGCCGGAGCCGGAGCGGCAGCAATCGCCGCAGGCTACGCCAGCGTCAGTACGGCGCTGTCCGGCCTCGCCGCAACGTCCGCCGCAGCGGGCGGTGGCCTGGCCGGCCTGTCGGCCGCGTTCGCCTCCCTCGGCGTCGCTGCGAGGGCGTCGATCATCGTGGCCGGTATCGCGGCCGTAGCCCTCGTCCTCAAGAGTCTGGCCGACAGGAGCAAGGAGACCCCGCCGGACGTCGACAAGCTGACCACGTCGCTGGGCAAGCTCGGTGAAACCGGCAAGGTCACCGGCGAGGCCCTGCGTTCCTTCGGCCCCCAGCTCAAGGGCCTGGGTGAGAGCCTGCGCACCCTCGCTCGCCCGTCCAACCTCGACAAGACGCAGCAGTTCCTCACGGGCCTGATCGGTATGGACTCCACGCCGGTCAAGGACGCGAAGAAGGATTTCGACGCCGTCGACAAGGCGCTCACCAACCTGGTGCAGGGCGGCAAGGCGGACCTGGCTGCGGCGGCCCTCGGCCGCATCATGGCCAACCTCAAGGAGCAGGGGTTCACCACCAAGGAGGTCAACGCCCAGCTCGACGACTACCGCAGCGCGCTCGAGGACCAGGCGTTCGAGGCGGAACTGGCCGCGCAGTCCATGGGCGTGTTCGGGAAGGCCGCCCAGGACACTCAAGCCAAGCTGGACGCACAGAAGCAGTCCGCGGACGGCCTACGCCAGTCGATCATGGCGTTGAACGATGTCAACCGCGCCGGCGCCAGCGCGATGAACGCCTTCGAGCAGTCCATCGACGACGCCGCCAAGGCCGCCACCGACAACGCCGGCTCCCTGAAGATGCACAACGGCCAGCTGGACCTGAACTCCCAGAAGGCCCGGGACGCCGAATCCGCCCTGCGGGACCTGGCGACGAACACCGACGAGGCTGCCGCAGCCGCCCGCGAGCAAGGCCAGTCCTGGTCCTACGTCAACGGCATCCTCACCCGCGGCCAGGACACGTTCGTCGCGACCGCCCAGAAGATGGGTTTGACCAAAGCGCAGGCAGAAGCGCTCGCCCAGTCCTACATCGCCATCCCCGACAGCAAGACAACCCGGGTGGAGATGCGCACCGAGGACGCCGTCGCCGGCCTCACCTCGGTCATCGACGCCATCCAGAAGACCCCGGATGCGAAGTCCGTGACGGTCAAGGCACTGACCGACGACGCCCGGGTGATGCTGACCGAACTCGGCTTCCAGGTCACCACGCTGAAGGACGGCTCCTTCCAGGTCACCGCGAACACGAACACCGCGCAGGAGAGCCTGGCCGCCCTCCAGACCACACGGGACGGCCTCCAGGACAAGACGATCACCCTGAACACGCGAACCGTGGACGCCATCGCCGGTCTCGAGGCCGTCCAGAAGAAGGTCAAGAGCACCAACGGCAAGACAATCACGATGAAGGCGCCCACCGCGGACGCCCGCAAGCAGCTCGAGCTCCTCGGCTACAAGATCAAGGACACCAAGGGCAAGAACGTCACCATCACCGTGCCCACCGGAACGCAGCGCGCCAACGTCGCCGCCCTCGCCAGCACGATTGCCGGCCTGCGTGACCGGTCCATCACCATCACCACCAGCTACGTCATCAAGGGCAGCCCGAACGTCCCCAACGGCAACTACCTGGGATCCACCGCGGGCCGGTCCGCCGACGGCAACATCTACGGCCCCGCCCGAGTGCAGCGTTTCGCGGCCGGCGGCATGCGGGAGAACCACGTCGCTCAGATCGCCCAGCCCACCTTCCGCATGTGGGCCGAACCCGAGACCGGCGGCGAGGCGTACATCCCCTTCGCCCAGTCCAAGCGTCCCCGCTCCCGCGCCATCGCGGAAGAGACCGTCCGCCGCCTGGGCGGAGACCCGGACAGCATCCAGTGGAACGCCGACGGCTCGGTCACCAACTGGCGCTACGACCCGCAAACCGGCAGCCTCTACAGCCCCTCCGATGCGGGGAAGGCCGGCCACAAGACGAAGAAGGTCAAGGGCAAGGAAGTCTCCTACTT